TGTGGTCTTTCAGACAGTTTGGTGCAGCACTTAAACACAACGACTATAGAACAGTTGTTGTCAACGATGATTTTATTATTAAACCTATTGATGGTTTTGGGACGCCTGAACTTATAAGAGTGACACTAGCAACAGAAAAGCCTGACTTGCTATTTATTTTTACTGACCCTAGATTTTTTACATGGTTATTTGATATCGAAGATGAAGTGCACCAAGTTTGCCCGATTGTCTGGTGGCACGTTTGGGATAACTACCCATTCCCAGAGTTTAATGACAGTTACTATCAAGCGACTGACCTAATTAACTGTCACAGTCATATGACATACACAATGCTTAAAGAGTACTACCCTAATAAAACAAACTTTATTCCACACGCCTTACCACCAGAAATATTCTATAAAATGTCAAAAAGTGATATATCAAAATATAAAGTATCACTACTAGGCGAAGATAGGAAAGATCACTTTGTAGGTATTTGGGTTAACAGAAATGCAAAAAGAAAACGCCCATCAGATTTATTAATGTCTTGGAAAATGTTTTTAGAAAACTTAGAAAAAACAGAGGGTCACAGAAAAGCAACACTTATTATGCATACAGAGCCGCAAGATCCAGAAGGCCCAAACTTATTTGCTGTAACAGAAATGCTAGGAATACAAGACAATGTGTTTTTCTCTAGAGACAGACTAGAATTTGAAAAAATGAATGTACTTTATAACGTCTCTGATTTTTGTGTTAACACATCTTATGCAGAAGGCTTCGGCCTATCGACACTTGAGTCAATGTTAACTGGAACACCAATTATTGCACCTAAAACAGGAGGCCTAACACGTCAAGTTGTTGATCACAGAGATGAGTCTCATAATGGTGTCGCACTAGATATTGACTTAAAAACACTTGTAGGTAGCCAAACAGTTCCCTATATCTATGAAGACTACGTAACTAATGAGAATATTGCAAATGCATTTGAAATATTGTATAAGAAAACACCTGATGAAAAAGAAATCTTATCTAAAAAAGTTTTAGAGTATGCAAATTCAGAATTTAATTACCAAAATACAGTTGATAGATGGCATGATACAATGTTAAAGACAATTGATGAGTTTAAAAATAGAAAAAATTGGACAATTGAGGAAATTTAAATATGAAAAAAGTATTACTTAGGGCACCTTTACTAACAAATAGTGGTTACGGCGTACATTCCCGACAATTATTTGAATGGCTTTATGAAAGAGAAGACGTTGAGTTAACAGTTGAATGTTTGCAATGGGGAAGGACTGCATGGATTGTCAATGACAATATAGAAAATGGCATCTATAAAAAAATTATGAATTGCTCTCGACCGGTCAAGGAAGGAGAATATGATGTTTCATTTCAAGTCCAACTTCCTGACGAATGGAATACAAAGTTAGCTAAGAAAAACATTGGAGTAACTGCATTAATAGAAACAGATAAATGTAGTCCTGAATGGGTAGATAAGTGTAATCAAATGGATCATATAATTGTTCCGTCTACATTTACTAAAAATGTACTTAAACGATCCGGACCTTTCACTAAAAGCGTGACAGTCATTCCAGAGTGGTTCAATGGGGACGTTTCGAATAGAAGCCTTATGTCAAAAACACTATCTGATGAAAGATATAATAATATCGATTCTAATTTTTGCATTCTTATGATAGGTACTTTAACTAGTCAAATCCCAGAAGACGACAGAAAAAATTTGGTCAATTCTATTAAATGGCTTTGTGAAGAATTTAAGGATAATAAAGACGTAGAAATATTACTTAAAACTAATTTTGGAAAAGGCACAGCTGCTGATAAGAAAATGTGTAAAAAATATTTAGCAAATGTAATTAACAAAAATAGATCAGGATCAGCGCCTAAGTTTAAATTAATTCACGGTAATATGAAAAAAGAGGAAGTAGCTGCCTTGTATAATCACAACAAAGTTAAATTGTATGTAACAGCAACCCGTGGTGAAGGATATGGACTACCTTTAATTGAAGCTGCTGCATCCGGTGTACCCATTGTTGCGACTGGCTGGTCAGGTCATCTTGAGTTTTTAGATAAAGATTTAATAGGAAGCGTTGATTATAATCTCGTCCCCGTTAATAAGACAAAAGTCGATGGAAGAATTTTTAAAGAAAGCTTTAAATGGGCTGATCCAATAAGTACTAGTTTTAAAAGAAACGTTAGAGACGTCTATGAAAATTATGACAAAGCAAAAAATAATGCAAAAATTCTTAAGAAAAAAATACAGCACAGCTTTAATAAGGCAGCGATCAAAAGACAGTATGATAAACTTTTTAGTGAGTTAGTTTAAAAATGGTTTTTGATATGATAATTATTGGATTGTGCAGCCTGTTTTTTCTTCTTACAGTGGTTTTATCTTGGAAACTCTACCAATTTTCTTTAGTCTTAATTGATATCGAAGATGCAATTGAAGAGTCGTTGGAAATACTTGACGAAAAATATAGAAGCATGAATGAGATCGTTCAAAAGCCTGTATTTTTTGACTCGGTTGAAGTCAGACAAGTTATTGCTGATATTAAAGATTGTCATAGAGCTGTACTTATCATAGCTAATAAGTTAACAAGGCAAACAAAGGGGATAGAGGAAAGTGGCGAAACTCAAGAAGAAAACAGTTAAAAAAGGAGCATCAAATTCTAAAAAGTTATATTTTGGAAAAGAAGCACATAATGCAATAATTGATTATCAATCAACAGAATGCAGAAAAGAAAAAGAAAAAATATACGAAGACCGAATCAAATCTTCATTTAATAGATTAGCAGAAAATTTAATTTTTATTCATGGGTTTGCTCGAGATCCTGTCGCTTTCCAAACACTTAAATTTGATTGTGTTTCTTTTCTTTATGAGACTTTAGAAAAGTTTGACCCAGAAAGAGGTTCTAAGGCTTTTTCTTATTTTAATGTATGCGCAAAACACTTTTTAATTATCCAGACAAACAAAAAAAGAAAGCGAACAAATAGACAAGTAAGCTTAGACGAATTCCAAAACTTGAGCATGCGTGATAAAAAGTCAATTGAATCTTACAGTTGTACACCTTCGCCTGAAAGCTCGATGATATTTGAAGAAGATAAAGAGCGTATGTTTAAGGTAATTAAGATAATTGAGAGCAAAATTAGAAATGAAAATGAAAAACTCTGCATACAAGCTGTAGAAAAACTGTTTAAAGATGTAGACAAACTAGAATTTTTAAACAAGCGTGCTATTTTTGTTTACTTAAGAGAGATATCAGGCCTTAATCCAAAACAGTTATCAGTTGCAATGTCTAGCATAAGAAAACACTATAGAGAAATAATTAAGAATGAAGAATTTAGTATGATGTTCAAAATGGAGTTTTAAAGATGGCAAAAAAGACAAAAGAACAAAAAATTGAAGAATTCTCAGATTTGCTAGATAGTTTGGAAAACACTGAAGACAAGAAAAAACTTTTATGGAAAGAATCATATCAAAATGCTGTTGATGATCGTGAAAGTGCATCGCTGCTCCTAAACGACCTATTAATATCAATACCCGGTAATTCAGCAAACCACTCAACACATGGTGGGTTGGCAACCAAGTACTTGGAAAGAATGTCTAAGTCTAACGACCAAATAATTAAACTGGCCGAACTTATTGCAAAAGAAGAAGAAAAAGAATCAACTGTTTCACCTGATGATATATTTAAATCAATAGGAGAATAGTATGTCATTACAAGACCATAGGTTTCTCAAGTCTAGGCCGGGCGAAATTGCCAGTCAAAAGCTCTTTCAAGATTATGACCGCGTTTTGCAAAATAATCCTAGCTATACATTCTTAACAGGTATTGTCAAAGACGTGGTTTCAAATCCATATGAATATCTTAGAAGAGAATTTGAAAATACAGGTGTACCTCTTAAAGATGTTCTGACAGGAAGATTTAAACCTGAAATAGGAAACCCTCCTAAACCGACAGATGTATCTTCTAACATTGTTAATAAAGAGTTAATTGAGTCGATGCCAATTAACTCGATTTTTGCTTACATAGTAGACGGAAATAAGGCGAGAGACAAAGGAGAATACGTTGTGTGCTATCCTTTCTTTCCTCCCCACCTTTCACTACCTTTAAAGGCTGGCGAATACGTGTGGGTCGTTACAGAAAAGATAGGTAGTTTAACTTATTACTATTGGATGTGTAGAAAAGTAGGTTCTATATACGTGGACGACTTAAACTTTACAAACCTAGAAAGATCTCCGGCTGCAAATGCAATGATAGTTCAAAAGAGAAAGCAGCCTGCTGCAACGCTAGACTTAGACGAAGTATACTCTCTTAATGAAATAAAGGACAAATATAACAATGCCATTAAAGGCGTAGGTACCACAAACATGCCAGAGCCTTTAGCATCGTTATTTAATAACTCATATTCACACAATGTTGAGTTTACAGGAGAGCCAGTACCTAGACTTCATAAAGATTGTGGGGATTTGTTATTCCAGGGTTCAAATAACGCAGGGATACATATTACAACGGAAAAGTTTGCATCAAACCCGCTCAAATACCAAGAAACTTCAGCTAATGTAGGTGGCATGCCTAATAGTACACCTAGATCATCAGCAATTGACATATACGTTGGAAGAAAAAAGAGCTCAATAGAAAGTGCAAGATTCAACAGAACTATTAATTCTGACCCTGATAAGATCGGAAAGATGGCATTTAATGTTAATAACTCTGACAATCCTGCATATGAATACGTTGAAAACGATAAGTTTGCCAACATCAGGCTTAATGATGATAATGTCTACGACTCTGAATTGAGAGATAATGTTGGAGATGCAAGAGATATTGCAGCTAGACTATATTTATCACATGACTCTAGCCCTGATTTAATTTTTGGATCTGCGTTTGACGTGCTGTCCCCCAAGTTTGGTGAGTCTATTGTTACTTTTGCCGATGTCAATAGAGTGGTAGGAAGCCAAAACGCAAGAATGGTTTCTATTGCCGGCGAGTCATTTATCGATCTGGACACAAACGGAAATATCGTCCTCAAGGCTTCTATCGATAACGGTCAGCAATTTTTATCGCTATCAAATAATGGCGTGACCAGACTTCAAGCAAGAGATAAAATGCAATTGGCTGTCAGGCCAAACAATAAAGATCCTGAGGAGCCGTATATTTTATATAGCGAATTAAAAATAATTTTAGACAAAATAATAACTAATTTGTTGATTCTTAATGATCTTTATCTAGATAATATTGGTAACACATTTTCGCTAGCGACAAGTACATCCGCTGCAGCAACAGTAACAGGTCAAGCGTCTCCCCCTGCCGGTCTCGGATTAAGTGGCGACGCACTTGATGAGTACGTAAATAACGTTGTCAAAGGTGCCATGGTATCTTTAATAGCCCCGGCTGAAACATCAGCAACCCAGTCTACAGGTGCAACAAAAATAACTTCTGGAGACACAGACCGAACCGGTTCATCAAAATCAGACCCAAGTCCACTTGGTTCAACTAAAATTTTTGGTGAGTGATACTTATATTTTATAAAAGAGGCAATTTATGTCAAGTTCACAATTTAATTTTAAAAGCAGTGGTTATCGCTCAACTGATAGAAGATTTACACAAAAAAATACAATTGTTCGCCCAATTGGAATTAAAACTCCTTTGCGAGAAGGTGACGATATATTTGAGATGCACAATAGTCCAATTAGACAAATAGCAGACAACTTTAGAAATCTAATTATGACAAACCACGGTGAGCGCCTAGGAATGTTTGATTACGGTGCAAACCTAAAATCTATTGTTTTTGATTACTCACACACAGATAATTTCGAACAAATTGTATCAGAGGTTGTTATAGAAACAACTGCTAGATATATTCCTAGTATACAAATCGTTAACATTGAAGTTGACGATACTGACCGGACGCAAAAATTTAATTTAAATGATAACGGGATGGCACGTTCTAAGCTAAGGATCGACTATGTTATTCCTAAGTTTAGCTCTCCTAAGATGAGCCTAGAGCTTGAACTAGATGTTGGTGGATAATATAATATGGCAAGAAATATTAAAAAAGAAGTAAAAAAGATAAAAGAAGTAAGTTATACAAACAAAGATTTTAATTCTCTTAGGAATGAACTAAGACAATATATGCTTACACACTTTTCTGATAACCTTGTCGACTTTTCAGACTCTTCTATGGCTGGAATGCTTGTAGATCTAGGTGCTTATGTCGGAGATGTAATGACATACTACTTAGATCATCAATTCAATGAGAATAGTATTGAAAATGCAATTGAGAGAGAAAATCTAGAAAGGCTTATAAGAGAAGCCGGTATAAAAATTCCGGCTGCATCACCAGCATATGCTGAAGTAGACGTAAGAATAATTGTTCCTGCAACTGTTATAAACGGGCAGTATATACCTGCAGCTAGTGCGCTTCCTACAATACGTGTAAATTCAATTTTTAATACAAGTAGTAATGTTCAATTTTACTTATTAGAAGATATTGATTTTTCTGAAACAGATGAAGAAGGTAATTTAATAGCCAGGCAAGAAATAGCTTCATCTTTAAGTAATGGTGTGGTTACAGAATTTTTATTAACAAGAAAAGGAATTGTATCAAGTGCAAAAATCAAAACTCAACAGTTTCAAATTGAAGATGTGTTAGTACCATTTAGGACAATTACGCTGTCTGAAGATAATGTCAATGAAATAGTATCTATTATTGATTCAGTTGGTGATAACTATTATGAGGTAGACACGTTGTCGCAAGATACAGTATTTAAAGCTTTAGACAATTCGCGACAAGATAGTACTGATGTGCCATATCGAATGGAAATAATGCATGCACCTAAGCGATTTATTTCAACTAGGAGCATCAATACCGGTAAAACAACCATTAGATTTGGTTCTGGTAACGAGAATAGCTTTGATGAAGATGTTATTCCTGACCCTAGTGAACATGCAATCAAAATGTTTGGCGATAGAAGGACGTTTACAACAATTTCGATAGATCC